ATGCGGCGGCGATGGTGGCGTCGGACGGAGCCCCGGAGGGCAGTACGTCGTAGATGGCGGCTCGGGTGGCCTGCCGGACGAGCCGCGACGCTGTGCGCAGCAGAGCAGCGCAGTTGTCGGGGACGTCGCCGACGGCGGAGAAGTAGTCGTCGGGGCTCGCGTAGGTGAGCACGAGGGGCCTCCCGTCGAGGGGTTGGGGGAGTCGGATGGGGCGCAGGACGCGCTGCTGCAAGGGGCGAAAGGAAGGGCGACGACCCGCCCAGCGTTACCCGCCACGGTCCCCTCAAGCGGCCTTCACGCCGGTAGCTCACGATGAGTGCGTGGGTCGTCTTCTGGCTGTGTTGACGCCCCACCCGACAGGTGTTGGTCAGGACTCGGCGGGGTCCTGGTTGCTCTGCTCGTCGACGGCGACGTCCGGCGCCTGCTGGCTGGTGGCGTCGAGATGCGCAGCGATCGCGGCGAGGATCTCAGGCTTGGTCTTCGCCGCGCCGAGGTCGATGCCCTGCTCGGAGGCCATGGCCACGAGTTCGGCCTTCGTCATCGAGGATGACGCTGAGGACGTGAACGACGCGCCCAAGCCGCTCGCCTCGATGACGTACCCCGCGCCTCTCAGGTAGAGCAGGACGCCGGTGGGAAGGTCGTCGTCGGTGATTGCGACACCGTCGACAAACTCCAGCTGGGTCACGCCGTACACCTGTCGGCCGGTCAGTTCGCGGTTGGGGGAGTGGATCTTCATGCGCCCTCCTGGGCGGGTCATGGGGGTTGGGTCAGGCGACCTTGATGTTGCGGAAGACCGCGGCGCTCTTGGTCTTCTTGACGACGACTGCGACCGGAGCGACCTCGGCCTCACCGGTCTTGACGGCACCGGCCGTGGTGAAGTCCGGCATCCAGTTGCGCACGAACGGCTGGCCGGCCTGCTGAACTGCGTGGACGCCGTCGAGGGCGAACCGCACGGCGTACAGGTCCCCGAGGTTCGTGATCATGCCACCGGCGCCGGCACCGTCCGTGTCGCGGGACACCAGAGGCAGGACGTCGGTGTTCGCCCCGGCGATCTGCAGGGGGTCGATCAGCGGGATGCCGTTGTACGTGTGGACCGTCCGGCCGAAGGCGTCGGTGGTCTTCTCGTACTGGTCGGCCCACATCGCCAGGCGCTTGAACTTGGCGAGGACCTTCTTGTTGCCGTAGATGACGTCGGGGGTGCCGTCGAGCAGCGCCAGCCACTCGTCCAAGGCCTCGATCTCGGCGATGGCCTCGGCCTTGGTGTCGACACCGGCCCAGTCCCGGTATCCGAGGGTTGCCCCGTTGGTGAGGGGCAGGTACTCGGTGGCCGTTCCGGTGAGCAGCTTGGACAGGCCGTCGAAGCCGTTCGCGGCGTCCGCGGCGCCCGCGGTGTCGCCGTTGAAGAATGCGTCGGTGAACCGGGCGGATGCGGCCTTGACAAGCTCACGCATCTGGAACGCGGTCTCGGCGGCCTGCCCGACCGCGTCGAGAACACGGTCGATCTGGAAGGAGCCACCGAGGGGCTTGAGGTCGACGCTGTAGCGCTGCTTGGTCGCCTCGGCCGGGACGTACTCGGCATTGATCGCACGGAACGCGGCGCCGCGCTGCGTGATCTGCCGGGTGTAGGAGTAGGTCAGGGTCGCCCCGTTCCCGGCGCCGGAGACGCACGGGTCGAAGGTGAGCCGGTTCAGGACGTCGTTGGACTTGGCGAACTCGTCGATGATCTGGACGTCGACGTCGTCGGTGACGGTGAGCTTCGCCTGGGCGAGGGTCACGGGCATGGTTGTCTCCTGGGGTTACCGAGTTGCGCCGCGGAGCTTGGCCGCGACGGCGTCCTCGAGGTTGGTGGGTTTCGTGGTGCCCTCGCCGGACCCGCCGGCGTGCTGGACGGTCGACGCTCCGACCACCGGGGCCGTCGCGCTGAGCTTGGGGTTGGCCGCCACTGCGGCCTTGATCGCCTCGCCGACCTGGGCGCCGAAGTCGGCGGCAGACGGGTCGAGGTCCGCGACGCTCGCCAGGAACGCGCGGGAGTCGGTGAGGGCGCCGGGGTCGGCGCCGTGCTTGCTGGCCTGCCGCAGGATCGCGTTCTCGATCTGCAGGGCGCGGGCCTGCCCGGTGAGGTCGCTGACCTGGGTGGCCAGGGCAGCGGGGTCGACCTGGGCCTTGTCGTCCTGGACGAGACCGAGGGCCTTGCCGATGGTCTGGGCGAGCTCGGCGCGAGCCTCGTCGGCGGCCTTGGTCTTGGCGTTGGTGCGTTCGGCGGCGTTCTCGCGGCGCAGTCGCTCGATCTCGGTCTTGGCCTTGGCGGGGTCGTCCCACACGTCGGTCTTGGCCTCGGGCTGCGCGGTCTGCGCGGCGGGTGGCTCGACGGCGGCCGTGGGTTCGGTGGCCGTGGCCGTCGCGGCGGTGGCCTCACCGTCCATCCGGGCGTCGCCGAAGGCGACGCGGTGGAATTCGAGGATCTGCTCGGGGGTGACCGGGATGCCGTCGAGCGGGAAGGCCGAGCGGAACAGGGGGATGCGGGGCATGGCGATGTTCCTCACTCCGGCACCTGGCCGGGGTTGGGGGATGCGAAAGGCCCACTGACATCTGGTCAGAGGGCCGTGGGGGTGGGGCTTAGTGCGCTAGCGGAGCGGCAGGCGTCCCAGCCTGCTCGCGGTACCTCAATCGCTTGAGGTCGTGCTCGGCGACGTGCTTCCGGATCTCGCTCTGCCAGTGGCGGACTCGTCGGCGAGCCTTCGCGGCGGCCTCGGGCGTGAGGGCCAACGCCTCGCGGCGCTTCCACTCCCGGACCTTGCGCTCAAGGGCGCGCTGCTCCTGGCCCGCTTCATAGCCGCGCGAATCATGTTCCGGCGCAACAAGATTCGTCGCTCCGGGAAGGTAGGCCGTCACGCCGTGGCGGCAGTTCGGGTGCTGGAACCCGGCCGCCTTCGCCTCGGCCAAGGTGCCTGCGACGCGCACCGTGACCGGGTCACCTCCGGTGACGCTCGGCACGATCACCGCGCCGACCTGCCCCGACAGGGACAGCACCTTGCCCTCCCACGGGCGACACAACGGGCACTCCCGCGGCGAGTCCGACACGACCACCAGGTCCAGCCCGACCGCCTGCAGTTGCGCCACATGGCCGGCCACGGCAGCGTGACCGGTCGTCGATCGCACGGCCATCTCGACGTAGGTGTCCAGCGACCAGCGGCGGCCACGCGAGTCGGTGAAGCCTCGTATGCCGTCGGCCAGCAGCCGGTCAAGGACCCGCTGCGAGGCTGCTAGGCGAGTCGCGCCACCGGAGAGGACATCGGCGGCACCTGCCGCGACAGCCTCCCGGTATGCCGCCGCGAGGATCTCGGGCACCATCGCCGCAGCACGACGGACCATGACCGTCGGCTCGGACGCCAGGGCCAGAGCGGTCGTCGTGGCCGGCAGTCCGCCGGGCCGGTAGTCGAACCCAGCAGCGTCCAGATCCGCTACGGCCGACGCGGTGCCGGTGTTGTATGCCGCGAGGATCGCCGCGACAATCTCCCGCTCCACGGCCGCGAAGGTCTCGGCGGTGGCCCGCTGCGCCTTGCCCTTGAGCCACTGCAGCTCGGCGAGGCGTTCGATCGCCCACGTCCGCGTCTCGGTCTTGGTGTCCTTCGCCAGCAGTTGCGCGAGCAGCCGCAGGAGGGTCGCCTCAAGGTCGTCGACAAGCCGGGCTACGCGGTGGGCGTAGAGGTCGCCGTCGGCCGGGGAAGCGGGCACGAGACGAGGTTACGCGCCCGCGACGAGGGCCGGGTCGGTCGGGTCGGGCAGCGGCTCGGGCTTGCTCGCCTCCCGCTCGGCCACGATGAGGGCAACCTCGGCGGACACCTGCTCGTCATCCCATTCCGGGTGGAGCATCTGGACGAGCATCTCGGTCGAGGCGGCCTCGGCGGCGCGCAGGGCCTGCGCCGTCTGCGCCAGGTATAGCAGCGACTCCTGCACGCCGTCGGGGAACTCGACCTGCGGACGCTGCGGATTGATCCCGGACCGGAAGATCACGGCGTCGACGTGCAGCAGCTTGTGCGTCAGGTCCGACAGCGCAGGCCGCAGCGCTCGGAGTTTGCGGTCGCGCGTGAGGAACGACCGCTGCTGCCGGGCCTTCACCTCGGTGGCCGTCTGCGCCGCGCCCGCGGCGTCCATGCCGAACGTGGCGGGTGAGTAGCCGGCCGTCGAGAGGATCCGCTCCAGCAGCGCCATGCATGTGGCGCGGTGCTCCTCGTGGCGGATGGCGAACTGCTCGGCCTGAGCGATTGACGCCGCGTTGAGCGCTGACGACGGCGGGGTGTTGAGGGCTGTGAACACCTCACGGTCCGTGTCGAACCCGGCACCCTTGCCGGGCCCGAGGTCGTCGAGGGCACCCTGAGAGACGAGGATTCGCGCCTTGCCGAGGCGGATGTCACGCATCCACGACGACCACGCCTCGTCCAGGGCGTCCATGAGCCCCTCGATGCCCTCCAAGTCCGACCGCCCTAGGGCTGCCCCGACAGCGTCGTTCCGCAGCCGTCGTGAGGGCCGCTGGTTCGGCACATAGACCGCGGCAAGACCAGGACTCTGAGTCGAGATCGTGTCGCCGTCGATGAGGGCGTCGCTGACCAGCCTTTCGGTGGAGGGGTCCTCGGTGAGCGGGACGCGGATGCCGAGGTCGGAGGCGGTGCCGCGGTAGAGGCCGTGACGGATGACGCCGATGCCGTTGTCGGTCTCGTGTCGCTCGACGTGCCGCCAGACCTGCTGGCCCTCCGCCTTGACGATGTGCCAGAACGTCACCGCGACGAGCCGGCCCCAACGGAACTCCGGCCAGGCAGCGTCGGCCGACACGCGGGCGATGAACGGCTTGTCCGGGTCGAGCGTGACATCCCAGGCGACCTGCAGATAGTGCCCGCCGAGCGCTGCGCCTTCCTCCGCACCCTCGGCGAGGACCTGCAACAGGCCATCATCGACGAGCTCGGCGAGCCGC